AAAAGCTACAGGGGCAAGCACAATTAGTCTTGTAAATTTAAGAGTTGTAAATTTTCACAACATAGAATTACGTCCACAAGGTGACGATGGTTCATCTAAAGGTGGTACAGTTGTAGCTGGTACAATAAATGTTGGAGACGTCATGGTTTTAGTTACTTATGCTTTTAATAATACAAGCGAAGATTTGCCCACTAAAGTTATACCCTCTGGTTTTACAGAAATATCAGATGCACCATTTGATGCTAATAACGAGTTTAGAGTTGTTTGCAGTTTTAAAACACATGAATCGAGTGATTATGGAAGGACAATTAGCACAATGCAAGGGGAAAGCGAAACAAATTGGCTTTATATTTTTAGAGGTGCGTAATGGAATTAGACGCAATGCTTTTCTGGAATATTATTCTTACGCTTGTGATTGCGCCTATTTTCTGGGCGTTCCGTCAGATGTATGCAGAGGTCAAACGATTACAGTTATTACTCAATGATACTAGAGAGAACTATGCAACCAAGCCAGAACTGCGAGATGATATGAGACAGGTAATGGACGCACTGCATAGGCTTGAGGACAAGCTGGATAGGGCGCTGGAGAAGCACTGATGGTTGACCCGATTAGTGCAATGGCGTTGGCTGGGTCTGCTTTTAATGCACTTAAAAAAGGCGTGAGCATAGGCAGAGATATAGAGTCTATGGGCAAGAGTCTTTCGCAATGGATGAGTGCTGTATCCGACATAGACAGAGCGCATCATGAGGCAAAGAATCCACCGATATTTAAAAAAATATTTAACGCAAAATCTGTTGAACAAGAAGCGATGGAATTGTTCACGCAAAAGAAACAATTAGAAAATCAAAGAGATGAATTACGTAGATTAATTAGTAGTATGTTAGGGCCAAATGCCTGGCAAGAATTAATTAAAATGGAGAGGGACATAAGAACCCAGAGACAGGAAACACTATATGCACAAAGAGAAGCACGTAAACATTTCATAGAGATTGTTGCGTTTTTGTTTCTTGGTGTGGTAGTTATTAGTTTTATTATATTTATGGCTTGGCTTTTTTCAAATAGAGGAGAGTTTTAATGGATGCTAAAATTTTAAAATGGAAGATTATGCCACGCCTTATGATGTTGGTAATGACCATTATGTATATAAAAGTTATAGAATGGGGCATGTCATTAGATGATTTAACCACACAGCAAAGTGCTATGATATCGGTAGTGTCAGGCGCAATGACAGGCGCATTTGCTGTTTGGTTAGGGAGTGAAAAATGATACAAGCATTGATAGGGCCAGTATCAGGATTACTAGATAAGTTTGTTGAAGATAAAGACCAGAAGAATGCATTAGCCCATGAAATCGCCACACTCGCAGAAAAACAAGCGCATGAAGCAGCCCTCGCGCAAGTCGAAGTCAACAAGCAAGAAGCCCAGCACAGGTCAATATTTGTTGCTGGATGGCGTCCCTTTACAGGATGGGTCACTGCGTTCGCGTTGGCGTACCACTTCATCATTGCTCCGTTTATTCTTTTCGCAACTGCGATTGCTGGTATTGAAATACCTGAACTACCTAATTTCGACATGGAAACCTTAACAACTATTCTTCTTGGTATGCTTGGATTAGGTGGCTTACGTAGTTTTGAAAAGTACAAAGGAGTATCTAAATGAGAAAGTTTGCCAAAGTTGCTAAGACTAAAAAGGGTGTGCCAAAGAAGTATGTGCGCGGTGCAAAGAATCCTAAGAAAAGAGAAGAAGAAATAAAGCGTACCTCAAAACTATATAGACAGGGTAAACTTACACCAGCTATGATGGATAGAATTAGTAAGATAAGGAGCAAAGGATGAGCAAAGCAGCTGTTATAGCAAAGTATTCTAAGTCATCTGGTATATCCAAAGGCACGTTAGGTAAGGTATATAAAAGAGGATTAGGTGCATATTATTCGAGTGGTAGTAGACCCAAAGTATCAGCGCATCAGTGGGCAGCTGGGAGAGTTCGCAGTTTTGCAACTGGCAAGGGTGGCGCACGTAAGGCAGATGCAGATTTAATCAGAGGCGGTAAAAAGAAAAAGGCAAAAAAGAAATGATGACGAAACAGCAAAAGGCAAAGGTCAAGAAGGTAGCATCTGGCTTGCGTAAGGCATCACGTTCTCATGCAGGGCAAGCTAAATCATTACAATCTTTATTGAAAAAGAAAGGTAAAAAATAATGCCAGGTAAGAAACTTTCCCCGAAACAAAAGAAATTAGCTAGAGTAGCCTCACCAAGAGATAAGATTACTGGTGCTGATTTTAAGAAACTTAAAAAGAAAAAGAAATGAACCTAGATAAATTAAGAGAAGAGTTAGCTGAAGATGAGGGGTGTAAGTATGAGATATACCTTGACCATCTGGGCTTGCCTACATTCGGTATCGGACATTTAATTACCAAAGATGATCCAGAATGCAATTTGGAAGTAGGCACAGTCATAGAACAAAGCCGTGTGCAGTCTGCTTTTAATTTAGATATAACAGTTACCATAGAAGATTGCCATAGGTTATATAAAGATTTCAATGAGTTACCAGAAGAAGTTCAGTTAATAGTTGCAAACATGATGTTTAATTTAGGCTATCCAAGACTATCCAAGTTCAAGGGCATGAAGGCAAATGTAGATGCAAGAGACTGGGCTGGTGCAGCAGATGAGATGGTAGATTCAAGATGGTACACACAAGTAACAAACAGAGCCAGACGTTTGGTGGAGAGAATGAGACAGGTAGATGGTAGCGAAACGGTTTCAGAATCCTAGTGGTGGTTTAAACAGGGCTGGTAGAGCGCATTTTAAGCGCACTACTGGTGCTAATTTAAAGCGTCCTGTAAAGTCTGGAGATAATCCAAGACGTGGTAGTTTTTTGTCAAGAATGGGTAATATGAAAGGGCCAGAACGTGACAGTAAGGGAAAGCCTACACGATTACTACTTAGCCTTCGTGCGTGGGGTGCAAGTAGTAAAGCTGATGCTCGTAAAAAAGGAAAAGCAATCAGCAAACGCAACAAAGCCAAAAAGAAAAAAGGAGACTGATATGCCAGGACATTACGGTGGTGGTATGATGAAGAAAACTAAGAAAGCAAAGAAGCAAGCTGCAACAGCTATTTCTATGAAGAAAGCTAAGAAGAAGCCTAAGAAGAAGATGTAACGTCAGACTGCTCGTTAATACAATTCTGGCAGATAATATTTCTGGTTCTTACAAACTCTATAAGTTTCTTAATAGGTAGCTTTATATAGTTTCTTACAAGTCCGTCTGGATGCCTGAAGCATAATGCTTTGTGTGATTTATTGTATCCGCAGCTTTGGCATCCTTGTGACTCTTGATATTTATTAAGCCAGTATCTTCTTCTTTTGTATCTGAGATAATATTTTTGTTGTCTTGCTTTTGTTTTTGCAACTTGTCTTAAATATTTATCTTCTTTGAACTTTACAAATGCATCCCAATCATCGTAAGATTGTTTCAAATCTTTCATGGATTTTGTCCTCCCTTGTCAATAACTCCCCCTGTATAGTTCCCATCTACACAGGGGGTTTTTTTTAATTGAATGGTGAGTTTATTTTTTTGATAGCTGGTTGGAAAGGATTACCCACACTACCATCATTAATTACTTCAGAAATACGAAGGTTAAATTTCTTTTTACCTCTCCTAGTTTCAAAGTTTGATGCCCATAATTGTATAGAATATTCTTTGCCTGCTTCAAGTGTTACTGTTTCTGCATCTATCGAACTTGTATTCTTATTCCAAGTACCAATTTGTGTAATATTCTGACATAATAAATTCTCATTTTTTGTTTCTGTTGGTTCAAACAAAGTTGCTTCCATTATTATATTATACTCTGCCATCTTCTACTCCTATTTTGATGTTATTTCTGTCCATTTATTGTTATAAAGTTTTTTAATTATCTTGTGATCTATTGGATATCTTTGTTCTATTTCCGATAAAAATGCTTCATTCTTTTTATACCAAGAATTAGCATCCTCTATTGTCACAAAATTATTTATGTGAAACTCACACTGATATACTTTAAATTCAAAAGTATCTAATTCTCTAACTTGGTCTTGAGTTTGTGTATCCCTAATAATAGATGGCCCATCTTCTATAGGCTCTTCTATTTCACGTTCAGGTTGTGGTTCTGGCTGATTTGTAAATCGATTAGGATTTTGAAAACTATCTGCTTCTTCTTCTGAATACACAAACCCACTAGCACCTATGAGTTTAAGTATTACCCTGTCTTTGGCACGTTTCTCAGACATAGCAAACGGATAGCTATTCTTTGAATTATGCGGACTAGCTTCACCTATTGACCATGCAGATTTATCACCATTAGTTCCTTGTACAAGCATAGCAACAATACCTTTTTCTGCTATTGTTTCTATAATAGTAGGCTTATCAAACATAATGCCTTGATGTTCAGCAATACGCTCTAACGCATCGTGATAAATAACAGGAGTGCCATGACAATCCCAAGTAGCTTCTTGTTCACTCATGTTAACAGCTTGTATCAAGTCTTTAAGATGTTGTGGTATCTGTCTTTTTTTCATCGTTTTGCCTTATCAATCTATTGTTTTCGTTTAGTAATGTTATAAATGCTTGTAGGTTTTCTGTCATTGCATCTAATTCTTTTATTGTTTTAGATAACTTTATATTCATAACATCTATTTGTTGCTGCATTTCATTTTGAAAGTCATTCATCTTTTGTAAATCTTCTTTCAAAAGTTGTTCAAATTGTTGTTCTGTCATATGTCTTTCCCAATTTAATAATCTTTGTAGATAATGAAAATCAGATTCATTTTCTTTTTGAACTGGTTTTGTCATTCTATTCCCCATTGTAATTGTGCAATTTTATGTATGTCTGGCCCATGATAATTTAACATTCTTCCAAAGTCTGGTTGAACCATATCAAAGAGTGTACGCCAGTTACCTTTTGCATTTTTGAGTATATTTTGTTGCACAAGCCATCTTTGTTTGACTAAGTTAAAATGATAATCAAGACTATCTTTTTTAAGCAAGTCAGTTGTTTGTGCTGTGGCTATCTCAAATCCCTTGCTTGTTACGAATAACAATGCAGGCTCTAGCCCTGTTGCTTTGTGATACACTGCCTGTTGAATTACTTGATTTTCTGTAGGCTCAGTCTTAGGTGATGGTATTCGCCATGACCTAGTGCCGTCTTTTTTAAGTGGATTGCGTGTAGGAAAGGTGCATTTTAAATCAAGCTCTCTTTTAGCTGATGCGTAATCAAGATACATCATGCAAGGTACATCTATACCATCTACATCCATCCACCTTTTATACTCGCCTTCGATTTCCTGATTGCCAAAATATTCTCTCATACCTAGTAATGCATGAGAAGCCATCTCGCTTAGATGGTTTTTGATTTCAGCGTGTTCTTCTGCATCCTTACCATCATCAAAGCCTCTTGGTTTATAAAGACTATATTCATGTGCAACTTCTCGCAATGCTTGTTCAAAAGACTTTTGTTCTTGAACTCCTCTAGCTTTGATATAATCATTGAGGCCAAGGCATAAATCTACTATCTTCTGGACAGCCTTACCCCCTTCCATCTTAGCAGAACTTGGGTATCCTATCTTTAAATGATGGTCTATGAATAGTTTTAAGCAGTAATCATCAAGTGGTTGTGTACCACCTGATGCACTTACATGCATAGCTCGTGAACCATATTCTTTTCTATAATCTGGTATCATTATTTTCTCCTTCCTTTAGTATGGATAACATACCTATTGACAATATGTCAAATAGTTATTATGGATTATTTATTAACAAAAAAAAGGACAATGAAATGGAAAACAAAGACGCATATAAAATGGCTAGAAATACTGACCCTGATACATCTATAGATGCAGCTATATCAATAGACCCAACTAAGATGGAAAAGATTGTTTTGGAAGCGGTTTCACAATTTCGTGAACGAGGTGCTACGATGTCTGAGATTGAAAGAATGTTGGTAACAA